TATTTGCACGTCATGGAATTAACTTTACTCGGTCTAATTCTGAACGCATTCCGGGCAAGATGATGGTTCATACCTATCTAAGGGAGAAGAAAATCAAATTCTTCTCTACGTGTAAGCATATTCTAAGAACACTACCGGAATTAGTATATGACGAAAGCAAGCCGGAAGATGTTGATACAACGCAAGAAGATCATGCATATGATGAGTTTAGGTATTTTTGCATGAGTAGACCTATTACACCTAAGAAACCGGAGAAACCATTTAATGACGGTTATAGATATGATGATGATACAGAAGGGGAAACTACTGCATGGGGCGTATGAGTGAAAAGGCGTTACGAGATTACGCCTATAAGGTGTTAAAGTCAGAATACGGCGAACGAGAAGAAAAAGGCGTTATTATTCCGGCAAAATACACCGATGCGGAATTGGCAGAATTTGCGCAAGCTATGCCACAATGGCAAATAGAACAAATGTACGATATGATATATGGTTCTGAAATGGTGGAATAATGGATATAGAACAAACATTCGATATATACGAAGCGAAAAATAATGTTAAAAAAGCATTAGAAGCCACGTCAGATTGGCGCAAAAGTGCTGCCGAGGATTTTGCATTTATGCAAGGAAAGCAATGGGAAGATGCTGATTTAACTAAAATGCGTGAAGCTGGACGGCCGGCAATTACGATTAATAGAATTAGACCGGTTATTAATCTGTTGTGTGGCTACGCATCACAGAATGAAACAGAACCGGACTTCTTACCACGTAGCGAAGAAGATGACCGCATCAGTCGAGTGGCCAAAGGTATTACAAAATACTGCTTAGACCGTGCGAACTATCAACGGAATAAGGGTAAATGTTTTCGCGATAAGATTATTTGTGGTTTAGCCAATTACTGGGTAAGCTATGAATTCGACTATACAAAGCTAGACGGAACAATTCAAATAGAACGTGTTTCTCCGTTCGATGCTTTCATAGATCCAGAATGTAAGAAGGATGATTTAAGCGATGCGCAATATGTTGGTCGATATAGCTGGGAAGGTACGGCGAAGTTAAAGCAAGTATATCCAGATAAATCCGATGAAATTGATACACTTAGACATAAATATGATGATACCGAACAGGAAGCCGGCATTATCGAAACGGTAGACGGTGAAGCGTTATGGTACAACAATAGCTACAATAAAATCCGTGTAGTGCAGTATTGGTATAAAGAATACGGCAAAAAACACGTATTCATGACAAAGGAAGGTTTGATTGATGAAGAGAATCCTCTATTTGTTGTGTTAATGGCTATGGGTAAAAAGCCTACTAGCATACCAGATACTAAAATCAGATATGCGACATTCGCCGATGATGTGTTACTCGAAGAAGGTGAAAGTCCTTATAAACACGGTAAATTTCCACTAGTGCGTGAATATTGCTACTATACCGGTGAACTAGCAGAAGATGAACTAGAACCGGCTGGCGTAGTGCGTGATATTAAGGATGCACAAAGGGAACTTAATAAAAACCGTAGTCAACGCATGCATGTTGTTAATCAGCAAAGTTTAGGTGTTAAGTTCTGGACTGGCCAAATTGATGAACGTGTTAAACGTGATATCGAAAAGAACAGTACGAAACCGGGCGCAAATATTATGCTACCTCCGGGAGTAACATTCCAAGATGGAACACCGGCAATGGATAGCAATATTAATTTAAGCCTTGAACAACAAGCAAGTAATGATTTCTATTCCATTAGCGGTATCACTCCGGAAAGTTTATCCGGTAGCGTTGGCACTATGAGTGGCAAGGCAATCGATCTCCGCCAATCAGTAACAACAGTTCAAACGGCTGGTATCTTTGAACAGGCGAAAGAAGCAGAACGCCAAATTGTTAAATTACTATGGGGCGAAAAGAACGCTCCGGGGTTAATTCCTCAATTCTACAATCAAGATAAAGCCATGCGCATTATGGGTGATGATGGACAAAAGGAATTTGTACAGATTACACCGGGACTTAATCAACCTATGCAAGAACAGGTTATTACTGATGCACTAGGTCAACCGAAATTAGACCTAGAAGGCAACCCAATCAAACAGGTTCTATATGATCTAAGCTGCTTTGATTTTGATATTGTAATCAGCACTAGCCAAGCCAGCGCAACGGCAAGACGTGCTAACCTATATCAATTATTGGAAGCTAAGAAATCTGGCGTTGATATTCCTATGGATATTATTCTTGATTTCATGGATTTCCCAGAAAAAGAAACAGTCAAGAAACGTATTCAAGAAATGTCAGAAAAGCCAGCTATGCCAGAGTTGCGTGTTAACGGAAGCTTAGATGATATGCCAGCGGAAGCATTGAGCATGTATCTACAAACATTAGGTGTACAGATTTCACCACAACAAATCATGGCGGAACGCTTAGCCTTGAAAGGTAAACAACCAAATATTCAAAATGCACCGCAAATTTTACCGCCTGTGAATGATTTAGGCACTATGTAATATAAACTATCAACACAATAATAAAACGCTCCTATATGGGGCGTTTTTTATATTTCGCCCTAAGCAATGGCGTTAAACTACTTGTACTTATACATTCGCCCGGCAACGGCGTTAAACTGTCATATTCTTATATTCGTCCGGTAATGACGTTAAAAGGCAAAGGAGTATTTGATATGGAAAAAGATTTAGTAAACATCGAAGAAGCTGGTTTCACTCCGGAAGATTTGGAAAACGTGGGTGTTGAACTGGAAGAAACAACCAAAGAAACGAATACACAGGAAGGTGCGAATGATGTTCCCTCTACTGAAACACCAGAAAGTGATGCGAATGATGCGGAAGTAGAAACAGAAACGCCAGAAACTAACGAAGGTGAAACGGAAGAAGAAAATCATGCGAACGATCAGAACTTAAAAGCGGCACTTGCACAGGAACGCGCAAGACGAAAAGCTGCGGAAGAACGCGCTAGACAATTCGAAGCGCAGCAAAAACCGATTGAATTACCGCAAGAAGAAGTATCAAATATTCGTGATTTTGTACGTCGTGAAGCGTTGAAACGTTTCAATATGACGGCGGAAGATTTAGAAGGTTTGATGTACGAAGATGCTGAAAAGTACAACGAATTCATTCGCTTTGAAGCTAATGCAGAATACGCAATCACTAATCAGCAAATAGCAGTACACCAACAACGACAAACTAATCTAAATTTCGTAAATGAAATTAAATCGCTACCCAACTTTAACGAGTTGTATCAACGCGGTTTAGACAAGTTAAACGGAATGACGATGCGTGATGCACAACCAATTAACGATGCATTTTATCGCGTAGATATGGGCGAAGGTACCGAAGCCGATTTTGAAACCATTAGAAAATTTGTTGATGAATTGCAAAATGAACGGGCAACAAGTACCGAAGTACCGAACAACCCACTAGAAGTAGCAGCGACATTGCCAAAGGCTGGCGCGCTAAATGGTGGCGTTCCTACACCTAACAAGGTAACGGAAGAAGATATTTTAAAAGCGTATGACACAGGCGATCTTGATGCATTGCCGGACGATGTACGCAAATATTTTGACGAATTATAAGAGGTAATATATGGCAGAACAAAGAAATCAAGTAACTATCCCAGCGGCGTTAGTCCCTAAAATTTGGACTAAAAAGGTATGGCATGAAGGTTTGAAAGAGTCCTTTTTCGATAAATTCACGGCTCTTGACGGATCTAATGTAGTACACAAAAACAAAGATTTAACAGGCGTAAAAGGTGATGCAGTTACATTCGGTTTGATGATGAATTTAAGCGGCGCCGGCGTTGAAGGTAACCGTGCAACCTTGACTGGCAATGAAGAAGCATTGAATATCTATGACTTCACCGTGCAAACTCAATTAGTGCGTAATGCGGTTTCTCGCTTT